AGCCGAATCGGCGCGGCTCCAGCTGGAGGCCACCAACCTGCAGATCCAGGCGGAGGAGCAGCTGAAGGCGGCAGCGTTGAACCGCGCCATCTCGAACCGCAAGGCGATTGAATCCACGATGGCGCTGGCGGCTGCCATGTACAACGCTGGACAGATCGGCCTGGAGAAGATCCTGAACTACCGGCTAGAGTTGGACAAGGCCAAGGCGGCAGCCGATGCGGCACAGGCGGAGTTCAACCAGGCCCGGCAGATCGGCGGCATCAGGCGCAACATCGCAAATGTCAACTACCAGTCTTCCGTGTTACAGGCCACCGGTGCCACCGACCCTGGCTTCAATCAGGCGCCACGCAGCTACACCACCATCGGCGGAATTCGGATTCCTCAGTACGCCAGGGGCGGCTACGTCACCAAGCCCACCCTCGCGCTGATCGGTGAAGGTGGTGAACCGGAGTATGTGGTGCCAAGGTCGAAGGTTAGATCCTTCGCCAACAACATCGCCAGCGGCGCCAAGGGTGCGCAAGCACTCAAGCCATCCTGGCGGGAGATTGCGCTGGAAACATTGGCCAATAGCCCCGGCGATTACATGCGCGCAGCGGGGGCAGTCATGGCCGGCTGGCGGGAAGAGGGCAGAAGCATCACAGGCGCCAACGAGGGGCGAATCAAGACAGAGGCAATCCGTTCGCTGGGGTTTGGCGTGACTGAAGTGAGCCCGTCCTATGGCCGCCTGATCACCGGGACACCATCGCTTGATTCCATCCGCGGCGAGCTGGAAGCCCTGCGCAATCGGCGATCTGCTGGCGAAACCGGCGGCGGCGGCATCACCATCAACACCCGCGTGGCCAAGGTGGTGCGCCAAGACGGCGAAGACCGGGTGACGCTGGCGCAGGCGCAGACCCTCGCCAGTGATGCCGCTCGGCAGGCCGTTGCTGAGATGCGTCGCAACCTGAAGTCGCCCTCCTACCGCCAACAGGTGGGCCTCAGATGATCCAACACGCCACCTTCCTCCGCCTGTGGGAGCCGACCACCAACGCCACCGGGCTGGCCCTGCAGAGCTTCTACCGCCAGGCGCCGGTCACGATCGGGGCCGACTCCTACCAGTTCGTCGACTTCTCAATCAGCGATCTGGCAAACACCGGCAGCGCTGATGAAACAGATCTCACGATCACCCTGCCGGGCCTCACGGCGATCTCCACCGCCGCCGATGACGCCATGGCAGAAGGCTGGCTGGCAACGATCACGGTCTTTCAGTTCGATCTCCCGACTCGGCCAGACACCCCCCCGCCGGGGCAGGTGGTGCTGTTGACCGCGATCGGTGAGGTGACCGGCGGCGGCGAGGTGTTCCCCTCGACCGTGACCATCACGGTTGGATCTGCCCTCGAATCGCTCGGCGCGCAGGTGCCGCCCCGTCGGTTCACAACCGCCCTCGTGGGCACCCCCTGCCGTCTCTGACCCATGCCTTCCACACCCGCCGTTGCTGTCCCCACGCTCGCCGCGCAGCGCCGGCAGGTGGTGCGCAATGACAACCTGTCGGTGAGGGCTGATCTGAACGGGCAGCAGACGGCGCTGGAGCTCGGGCAGGCGATCCCGTTGGTGATCGGCAAGCGCACCGGATCCACCGGCGGGGTGCTCATCAGCCCGCCCGCTTCGGAATGCCGGTTCACCAACGACATCGCCAACCGGGTAACGGCCTCCTACCTGCTGGTGCTGGCGGATGGCCAGCTCGGAACGATCGCCGCTACCGACGCCTACCAGGGGGACACGCAGCTGGTGTCGGGTGAGATCACCCAGGCGTATGGCGCCAGGGCTGCCAGCTGGGCACCCGGCAACTTCATCCAGCAGCGGTTTGAGGTGACCACCACCAGCCGAGTCGAGACGGTGGAGGGGAAGGCCATTGGCGCCGGGGCCTTCTTTGACTTGTCCAGCTTCGGCACAGATGAAGAACTGGCGAATCATATTGACGATCAAGTCGCGACGGTAGATATAAAAAGCAGCGGAAACTACATAACCGGATTCGAGGTTAGCGTAGAGAAAACAATCAACTGGCCGGCGGTTGGAAACACCAAGGCTTACAAGGGCACGCCTGGGGAGTTCAGCGTCAGCATCTCATCAGGTGGTGGAGGAGGTGGAGGGGGGACTACTGGCACCGTCATCTACAACCCTGCAACAGCCGCCTACTACGAGAGCCTGGCGTGGAATGCCAGTAGCGATTCCTCTGCCGGCCCCAGTGGTTCTGGGAACAGCCCCGAGCTTCTTCGCTACGGATCGTTCGGAACCATGATGTGGTGGGTGGCAAGCAATCAGTGGTTCATTGATCGCGCTTCCGCTGGTCGCTATCTGCCCACGGCGCAATACCAGATCTCTCGCCCACCTTCAACACAGCCCTACGGGGACATCGACTACCAGATTCGTGAGGTGATCAATGGCGGTTTCTTGCTGCCGATCACTGCCAGCGCGCTGACTGTTGAAGGGACCTACTACGCGACCATCTACGGCGGTCTGCCGGCGGTCTCGTACAGGGTCACCGTTACCGAGGAGAACAGCGAGCCCCTACCCAAGCCTGAGGCGACCATCTATTGCGGCACCGGCGGCACCTACGCCGGCCTCACCACCGTCTCCCTCTCCAAGACTTACGCAGCTGGTGACACCGGCTGGCAGCGACAGGCGCACTTCTTCATCCGCAACGGCCAGCCCATCCATCGCCTCATCGAAGGCACGCCTGGCGCTACGAACCTTTTCCCTGATGTGGCCCATCACCTGCTGATCGCCTCCGGCCGGATGCCGTCCCAGCTGATCGACGTGCCGGGGCTGACCGCTGCCGCCAGGTTCTGCGCAGTGAACGGCATCACGTTCGATGGGGTGATCGCCAACCCGGCGAACGTGCGCGAGTACCTGAGCCTCATGGCGCCCATGCACCTGCTGCGGGTCACCGATCGATGGGGCCTGCTGGGGCTCCGCCCGGCCCTGCCGGTGACCATCGCCCACGCGGTCGATACCAGCCCCCTCACGCCGGTGATGGTGTTCGACGAATCGAACAGCAGCCAGTTCCAAATCACCCGGCGGCCGATCGCTGACCGCAAGCCTTTCGCGGCCCTGGTGCTATGGCGCGACCAGCCCGAGAACGATGTGGGCGTCACCCAAGCCACGGAGGTGCGCTACGCCGGCACCGCCATCGACGGCCCATGGACGGACCTGGATGGGTCCGAGTTCATTACGCGAGAGCTCCACGCGGTGCGGGCTGGTGCGTTTCGCCTGGCGCAGCGGCGGCACATCACGCACGACGCCTCCTGGGTTGTGAGTGATGCCACGCCGCAGCTGGCTGCACTCCGGGCCGGCGACATCGTGCGGCAGGACCGGGCGCGTAACCCATCGGTGGGGGCCTCCTCGATCTGGTCTTACCTCTACGAGATCGAGAGCATCAGCGGCCCCCTGCTGGGCCCCTGGACGATCCAGGCATCCCACCACCCGGTAGACGACAACGGCTGCAGCATCATCGCCCGGGAAGTGGCGGCGGCCACTGTGGCGTAGGTGATCTAGACTGTCGGGACTGAGAACCACCAGACGTGGCAGCTGCCAACTTCTACACCTTCGATTCGATCCTTACCGAATTGGCGAAGGGGAAAGGTGGCACGAAGATCGATCTCTCCACTGACACCCTGTCGGTCTATCTCAGCAATGCCACCCCCAACCGTGCAACCCATGCGGTGAAGGGCGACCTCGCGGAGATCACGGCGAAGAACGGCTATGCGGGGATGATCGATCTGACGATCAGCAGCCGCAGCATCTTCAACAACACCTACCGCCTGGTGGCCGCTGACATCGAGCTGACCGGCACCGCCGCCACTGATGCCACCGGCTTTGGTCCGTTCCGCTACGTCGTCCTGGTCAGCAAGACCAGCAACGCCACCGATGCAAACCGGAGCCTGATCGGGTACTGGGCCTATCCCAGCACCATCACCGTGCCCAACGGCGGCATCTTCAAGGTGGACTTCAGCGCTACTGACGGGATGCTCCGGATCCGCGCTGCTGTCTGATGGCGCAGTTCCCGGCGATCACGCCAGATGAGCGCTCCTACACCATCGGGCAGATTCCGACGGCGGAGTACAGCGGCCTATCCGGTATCGCCTACCTCTACCGCGTCGGCACCCTCGCGGTCGGGCAGACCCTGGAGCTGCCCTACTCGAAGCGGCCGACCGCGGAGATCGATCAGATCACCGACCATTTCGAGACGCAGCACGGCGAACCCTTCACCCTGCCCGCTGCGGTCTGGTGCGGCAACGACGGCGGCGACGCCATCGCCGATGTTTCCCTGCAGTGGATCTACACCGCCGCGCCTGAACCCGAGTACGTGAGCGCGGGGCACTACAGCCTGACCGTTGCGCTCCAGGCGGTGGGCATCACGATCGGACCCACTACATCGGGCCCGGTGCTGTCGGGTGGTGATGCTGGCGCGATCGTCGGCGCCGCACTGCCGGCCCTGCCGCCACGCCCTACACCCATCCCGGATCCGGATGTGCTGCCGCCGGTGATCGTCGAGACGCCATCACCCGACGGACAGCTGCCGGTTGGCGAGATCATCCTCGACGGCGTGGCGGATCTGCGGTTCTCCACCTTCGCGCTACCCGACGTCGGCGAGATCATCCTCGACGGCGTGGCGGATCTCACCTACACGCCCCCGCCCTGATGGCCGACTTCCCCACCGGCATCCGCGCCTCCTCCATCGCCTGGCTGCCTGGCAGTCAGCCGGTGAGTGATGAGCGCAGCGACGCCGGCAACTACCGGCCCGTGTCTGGCATCAACCGCTCCACACCGGCGCGCATTCAAGTGTCATTCGAGGGGCTCAGCCGCACCGTTCAGCACACCATCCGGGATCACGCGATGGCCGAGGGGCGGATGGGATCGTGGCTGCTGTCGCCGGAGCTGATCGACGTGGCGCCCAACCCATCGTGGGGGGTGAAGCGCTGGCGGTACGCCGGCATCCCGGACCTGAACGACACCGCCAAGGACGGTCACTCGATCGCGTTCGAGCTGGTGGAGGATCCGGCGCCGCCGTGGATCGAGCGGATCGTCATGCGGGCCCGGACAGCGACCATCGAGATTGGCGCACCTACGACGCTGGTCGGCCCCGACACCCTGCCCACCATCTGGAGCAGCAGGCTCACCACCCCCGCCAACGTCAGCAGCGGCGCGTTCCGCAGCTACGGGAACATCGCCACCGATGAATCGGACGGGACCAACTACCAGGCGTTCTGGTTCGCCCCCACCGGCTCGACCGTTTCGCGGGTGGTGGTGGTGAAGCGCACCGATGCCGGCGTGATCCTGTGGCAGCGGTGGACCAGCACGGGCCTCGACGGTGTGAACCAGGGAGCTGTGAGCTTCGCCCCCGCGGTAGCAGCGCTGCCCGGCGGCGGCTGCGTGGTAGCAGCCCGCCGCAGTGATGATCCGGACGTCACCAGCGCCACCCATGTCTGGTGCCTCGAAGCTGACGGCTCCACCCGCTGGCAGCGTCAGTACGCGCTGGCGATCATGGGCCCCGCGCAGCTGTGCCCCAACGGCAGCAGCGGGGAGATCATCCTGGGCACCTCCGCCCGCACACCATCGGTGGCGCTCGTGCCCACCCTGGTGCGCCTCAACACCGCCAATGGAAACCTCATCAACGCCCATCGGTTCACGGTCGATGGCGCCGAGACCGAACTACGCCGGCTGGTGGTGCAGACCGATGGAACCATCCTGTTCCTCTGCCGCCGGTCGGACTTCTCCACCGCGCCATCCGTCCGGTCCTACCTGGTGAAGCTCACGAGCGCGTTCGCGGTCTCGACCGTGTGCGGCTACGGCTCACCCCTCGCCACCGGTCCCACCACCTACGACAACGAAATGGTGATGCTGCCCGATGGCGGGTTGTTGATCGGCTCGAACGGCAGCATCATCAGCGGCCAGGCGAACATCCTCGGGCTGTTGCGGGTGTCATCCACCTACGGGGTGCTGAATCACTACGCCTACCCCCGCACCGGCGGGAACTTCCTCACCGGTATCAACCACGTCACGGCGGGTTTCGATGCCAGCGGCGCCGGCTGGCTGGTCAGCTACGGCAGCGCAACCTTTGGCCTCTCCAATGCCCTCACGGTGCTGGCCACCAATACCGAAGCGACGGGTCTCGACTACCTGACGGAGCTCGAAACCCAGCTGGATCCCGCGAACCAGCGACCGCTGTACGGCGCCACCCGGTACCAGGTGGACCCAGGCCGGCAACGGCTGGTGGTGCATGCCAGTGGGTCATTCGATGCGGCCTATGGCTGCCTGGCGCAGGGGTGGGCATTGCGGCAGCCGGCCGCCGCGTTGGCGCTGGATCTCGGCGGCGGCCACAACCTGCAGGGTGTGACCACGGACCCGGCGCCGGGGTCGGTGGGGAGCGGGCCGACTGTGACCCGAACGATCGTGACGGCCACCGCCACCACCCTGAGCGGCACCGCATCGACGGCAACGCTGGTTATGACTGATGCGGCGGGTTCGCTATCGTGGGACTATCAACGGGTGATCGGGTGAGGTGATGCCGGAAGACACGGAGCGGGTATCGCACGGCGACATATTGCACGCCATCGGCAAGATCGAAGGGAGGCTAGACAATATCCATTCGACCATGGCCAACAACCGCGGAGACATCGGCGAGGCCTTCAAACGAATTGGAATTGCCGAGCAACGAATCGCGCAAGGTGTAATTATTGCAGCGGCAATCAGCTTGATAATGCCTGTTGCGGTTGCTGTATTATCGCCAAAGATTC